TAACAAGTATTGAGTTTCTAGGTCTTATCTTAGCTGAATCATACAACTGTGACTTTTCTGTTTCAAGTTCAATTATTTGTTGTTGTAATTGTTTTATTTGGTCATCAACACCGGGTGTACCAGCTAGTTCAGATAAATCACCTATCTCTTTTCTTATGGCAGTAATAGAATTATTATATGAAGATATTGCGCTTAATGCATTTGATCTTGTTAACTGTCCTTTTGTTCCTGCTTTTATTTGAGCTTGTTTAAGTTTACTGCGCGCATTCAATATGTCTGTTAATCCTTCTTCATATCTCTTGTTAGCTTCATTGAAAGCTGTCAACCCTGCTGTCCCACCTTCTCCTATAGCACCTGCTAATGTAGGTTTATCAGATGCCATTATAGCTAATCCTGCTTGAGCTAATGCCATATACTTATCAAAATCTTTTGATTTACTTAAATCAGCTTGTCTTTTTAACAATTCTTCTTCAATAGTTAATGGTGTGTCCTTAGAAGTTAAATTTAACTTTTGTTCAGTTTTTTTCTCCGGTTGTTTAGATACTGCATCATTTAATGCTTGATCCATATCTTTAGCATCTTCTAACTCTTCTTCTTCTTGGTTTCCGGGTTGTGTAAAAAAATTATAAACTGGATCTGTAACTTTTTTTGCTAAATCATAGCCGCCTTCTGCTATATTAGAAAATCCTTCAGGTATTAATCCTATATTTCTTGCAGAGCCTTTCATCATACTAGTAAAGCCTGTATCATCTTCTTCAGGAACAAATAAATTTTTTAATGCTTCTTTATTATCAAGCATAGCTTGAGGCATACCTTTAATATATTCTAAAAAGTCATCACCATAATTTGTTTCTTTTGGCAATCCATCTTGTGCTTTTATAACACCACCTTCTGCAAATCCTCTAGACTGACCACCAAAAGGTACGTTTCTTAATGAACCAGATCTAAGCATTTCAGGACCTCCTCGCAAAGGTTTTTCTAATACAGCTGGTCTAGCCATACCTTTACCACCTATGCCTATTTGTGGTGGGGGACCTCTATATCCCGGTCTAGGATTCATAAACATAGGAAAAGCAGGTCTAGGCTGCGCCATAGTTGGTGATAAATTAATATTATCATCTAAATCAATATTAAACTTTTGCTCTGCTTCTTGTTGTATGCCATCTAGATAAGGATCTATTTCTTGACCCATACTGTTTCTTATTTCATTACCAAACTGTGCTAATCCACCAGAAGCCATCTTCATAGGTGCGCTTGTACCCACACCTTCTGATACTGCGCTTTGAGGAGCCATTGCTTCAGGCATACCCATCATACCTTGTTGAGGCACACCTGCTGATGCCACAGCTTCCTCAGCCACTGTAGGCTGTTGTTTAGCCTGTCTTGCTTCAAAGTCACCCTTAACTCTTTTTCTTCTATTTAATTCAGATAAAACGAGAAATTGCGGTGTAGAGCCACTAGGCTGTTGCATTTCTTTAACAAGCTGATCTTGAGAAAAATTTTTTAAATCATCTTGAACTTGTAATAAATTCATCATTAGCCTGCTATCCCTTTATATAATCCTAAACCAGCTATACCTGTGCCAAGTAAATCTTTTACAGGATTATATTGCTGAAATTTAGTAGTTTCAGTAGACGGCTGTACAGGTATACCTCTTAACAATGAAGAGTAAAACTGTAGCTGCTCTCTTGGATAATCTCTTTGTCTAACAAAGTCTTCGTAATCTAGGTCAAGTCCCGCTTGATCTCTTGCCTGTCTGTCTTTAGCTATTTTTTCTAACAACTGTGCAGACTCAATATCACCTGCTCTAGCCTTTTCTCCTAATGCAGCTAACTGCGCACCCTGTTGTGTAAGAGCATCAGCAGCACCTAATCCAAGTTTTTCTGCTGCCATTCTAGACTCTCTGTCTGCACCAAATTGTCTCTGTGCATCTTCAAAAGCCTTTTGCTGACCTGTTGCCTGTATTTCTGCAAGTTGTCTTTGCAAACCTTCACCTGCAAGAGCTTGCTGCACACCCTGTCTAGATCCACCAAAAGCACCTTGTTGCACAGCTTGAGCATTTCTATCAGCTTGACCTCTATTAAAATCTAAGACTGCTTGTTGTTTTTGTACATCTAATACATTCTGCAAGTAAGGTGACATATACTTTTGTGCTTGTGCAGAATCAAAATCTTGTGATTTGTATTGTGTTCCCTGTAACGCTCTATTCATTGCAGTCGTTGTACCTGCTGTTGCTGTATCAAAACCAGCAATAGGAGACCCTGCAACTTGCCTTGCTAAGTCTCTTGATGCTTGTGTGTCTTGATTTTCTGCAGCTAACCTTTGACCCTCATAAGGGGTATAGTCACGCTTTGACTCCGCCTCTGCTCTTTGAATTAATCTCGTAGCGTATGGCTCATAATAATCAGGCAAAGATGTTTGTGTTATATTTTGTTCCGTTGGTTGACTTGGAGGTCTTGATCCACCTTTACCCATTATCTATCTCCATTCTATATGCTATATACTCAGGTTTCCAGTTATAACTTTTTAATACCTTAGTCCATGCTTTTCTACCATAGCCTTCTAAATGACTACATCCACAATCTTTTGCAAAACTATTAAATTTTTCTAGGGCAATAGGGAGCCATTCACTCATTCTTTTGCCACCTACCCAATCCATAGCTAATGCTCTTCTGTTAGGATATTCTATTAATCTAGTTGTTATTGCAGCTATCACTTTTTCATCTTCCTTTTCATCTATAATTAGCCATAAATTATAGTATCCTTCTTTTATATGCCTATAAATATCATCTATATGATACTTACCGCCACTTGTTTGTATGGCTTTGTTTAACATCGCACTAACATCGCCCCAAACTATATCTGTCGCCTCTAAAGGAACTGCTGTGCATATCATGCAGGCAACATCATCTCATCAGGCACTGCAGGTGGTTGTGTAGTACCACCAGTTCTTAATTGTCTTACTCTGTCCATCATTTCTTCTAGTTTATTGGAACCTGCGTCTGAAGACCCGTTTCCGATGCCACTAACAACGTCAGCAGGAACAACAAACTCACCATCACTAAGTAATACATCTTGATCTCCTTCCATAGAAGCAGGTATCATGTCAGACATACCATCACCGGCACCCCTTACCATACCATCCCCTTCTTGTTGACCAGATGGTATATCTCCAGACTGAACTCTTGTCATAAGATCTTGCAATGCCTCTTGTCCGAACTGAGCCACAAATTGACCTAATATAACTTTTTGTTGATCAGGATCAGTTATTTCGCCTTGTATGACATCTATTGCACTACTTATTAACTCTTTGTCATTCATGCCTTCTTCTGTCATGCCACCTAGACCCATATCCATAGCCATCATATCGTCTTCTACTGGACCACCTTCGGCCATGTAGTTTGGTGCAAAGTTATAGTCAAATTCACTGGTATCTTTTGGATCACGTTTTTTCTTAAATCTAACAGTATCTTCAGGGGCCATACCTTCAGGAAAAATTCTTTTTTCTTTTTTCTCATATTCAGGTGGCTTAATCATTGAATCTGCCATTAAACCGCCCAATCCACCACCTATAGCCTCTGGTCTAGTTAATGCAGACATAATTCCAGATTCTGCCATTGGAGCGTAACCTGATGTCATTGTTGGTATTGCGCCCTTAATTGCTTCTGCGGTTGATGCACCGCCACCGGCTGCTCCGGCAACATTAGAAAATCCATATGGAGTTGCAGTTGTTGCCGCCAAATTAGGATCAACAGTAGCACCGCCTGCGCCACCTAATTGACCTCCCAAGTATCCGCCAAGCCCTCCTAAAGCAGCGGCTCCCAAGGCATCTTCTGTGCTACCGCCTTGTAATAAGGACCCTATTCCACCACCTATAGCACTTGCTATAGCAGCATTAGACGTAAGAGCTAAACCTGCTGGACCGAGTATTGCTGGTGCCGCTAAACTTAATATTGTTGATAACATATTATGCTCCCACTGCTTTCATTCTGCTTATTAATCTTTCTGCTCTGTTTGGTACTTGTGTTCTCCACTTTGACTGATGCATCTGCTTTGATGCCTCTTCCCAATTACTTTCAGTTATAGCTTTCTTTAGTTTACTAAATTTTGAGAGCCTTGTGTACCCCAGATTGTACATCATATTGCATAATATTAATTTTACTTCCTCTGGCAACTTATAGAAATCTTTATATAACTTTTCGCAATCTTCTATAGTTCCTTGTATATCTTCATTAAAACAAGTATTTACACGCTTTCTGCTTACTGGTGTACCAACAGGCATACCATGCTCTGGATCTGTCTTTTTTATAAGGTGACCAATTCCTAGCGTAGGTAATTTTAAATGATCGAGGTATATTTCATTTACATTTCCCTCATCTGCTTCAATTTCTAACCTTAATTGCTCAATATCCACGACTATCTCCTTTGGTTTCTTTTAACACATTGCACATGTTTGTAATAAAAATAATTTCCTATCTTATTAAAAAACTTTGATAATCTTAACCATGTCCAAATCATTTCTTGTTAGCTTTCCTAATACTTTCTTTGCCTTTTTTAAATATACTAGCTACATCCGCCTTACCCATAACCTTTGCTCTTTGCTCTCCAACAGTCAAGATTTGTATCTTTCTTGCAAAAGGTTTGCTAACTTTCTTAACTTTAGCAACTGTAGCCCTTGCATCTGCAGGTGTTGCAAACTTAATACCTACTGTGTCTTTTGGGTTCTCATCTGTATATAAACGTCTACCAGAACCTTTTGGCTTCTTACCTGTGCCTACTTTTGGATCTTTTTTCTTTGCCATTTTTCTTCTTATCCTAAAAAGTCTATCTGACATTATTTTTTCTTAACTGTCTGCTTTGCTCTTTTAAAATTCTTTTTAGAAGGCGCTCCCTTTGCACCAGCCTTACGCATCTTCTCACCGCTACCAGCAGCTATTCTTCTTCTCTTGGCTTGTATATTTCTATATAAACTCATTTAGTTAACCCTTTCTGCTTTTCATATGTTCTAAGTCCGCCCAATCCGAGCATGCCCATCAAGACAGTCATAAGTGATCCCATATCAAAAGTTGGTAAATCTGGTATTTGTATAGTCAAATATGCACAAACAAACATAGTAACCGGTGCCAGTACAAAATGCCAACATAGGGCAATACCGCATG